GAAATCTGCTCTGAGTATGTAAGGATGAAGAGCCCCGCAGAGGAAAAACTGAAGGCACTTGCCTCGGATGACTTTCCGAATGCTAGAGATTGCTTCGAAGGAGTGATTTCGTTTGAGCGAAAAATAGAAAAGGTCGAAATTGAGTCAGACACCAGAGCGGTGGTGAACGCAGTGATCAGGAACTCTGCACCGCCTGAGCCTGGCGCGGTCTTGGATGATAGCGATCGAGCAGCCAAAGAGGCTGGCGAGCGCTACAGGTATACGCTTGAGAGAAAAGGTACGGCGGACAGCTGGAAGATATCATCTATCGAAAACTACCCGTCCTACGCGAGGAAGTGGGAGAGCGCTTACAGCGTCCCTAAGCCGTCCAACAATCGTTATGTTTATGAGCAGTTCCAGTGAGTGGGGTGCGGGACGATATGAGAATTCTGGTAGCGATTGTAGCGGCGGCGTTGCTGGCGGGGTGTTCTTCGGTTTCATCACTCGAGGAAGGAAATCCAGAGCTTTCCGCTTCGACGACGAAAGAGCCTGCAAAATATGCCAAGTGCCTCATGCCCAAGTGGCAAGAAATCAATGCGGCGACTACCTCAACCGAAACTGATACAGGCTACAGGCTTCTACTGAATCTTGATTATGTTGGCGCGTCAGCGCTGGCTAACATTGATCGATCCGGCAGCGGCTCGCAGGTGAAGATTTACAAATCGAGCGCAATCATGGGCGGTGGAAAGTGGGGGGCGGCTGCTCGATCCTGCCTGTAATGCGCATGAATTAAACCGCCTTCGGGCGGTTTTTTATTGATCGGAGAAAAGTTATGTCGACGCTCGCCATCAATTACCAGCCCCTGACAACCATCAAGCTCTACGGAGCCTTGAGGCAGTTCGGTCGAGAGTTCAGGTTATCTGTTCGCTCGCCAGCAGAGGCGATCAAAGCGTTATGCGTTCAGATCCCCGGCTTCGAGCGCTTCGTCTCAAATGCAAAGTCCAGGGGATTGGAGTTTGCAGTTTTCCGTGGACGTTCAAATATTTCAGAAAAAGAACTCAGCTTTGGTGGCGCTGGAGAAATTCGGATCGCTCCCATAATTGCCGGTAGCAAGCGAGGCGGCGTAATTCAGACGGTGATAGGGGCTGTGCTTATCGCTGCAGGATATTTGCTTGCAGGCCCTACTGGTGGGGCAAGCTTGAATCTTGTGCCTGTTGGTATCGCAATGGTCGCCGGCGGCGTGATCCAAATGCTCAGCCCTCAGGCCAAGGGGCTCAAGACCAGTGCCGCGCCCGAGAACACTCCCGGCTATGCCTTCGGTAGCGCCAAGAACACCACCGCATCCGGCAACCCCGTCCCGCTTTGCATCGGCAAGCGCCGATGGGGTGGTGCGATCATCAGTGCTGCGATCTACGCCGAAGATCAAATGTGATCACTTGACTACTTGGCAGTTTGTCGGTACTTTTCAGCTATAGTGGACATTGTAGTAAGTAGGGCGCCTGAAGGCGCTTTTTTTGTGCCTATAAAAAAGCAAAAACCCCGGACGTTCGCAGCGTGCCGGGGTTTTTTATTTCCGCTCTATAACCAAACTACAGAGAAGAACATCGTTGGATTTTAAACCACTGGCGGGACTTATGAACACCTGCATAAACAAATATGGACTCTGGCGGACGGTCGGTGCTTTTTGCGTCTGCGCTTTAGCAACAGGCGTATCTGGATTCTTGTGGCACCTGCCGTCGCTTCTGGCAGCACTGGTTAAGTAAGGCTCAAGCACAAAAGAGATCCCGACCGCCGATGGCGGTTTTTTTTCGCCTGGAGGAAAGTATGGGCGCAGCTAAGCAGCTCGACATTCGTGGGGCCAAAGGCGGCTCCGATAAGCCGAAAATCCCCACTGAAGCGCCTGACAGCCTGCGCTCTGTAGCCGTGGCCAAGATGCTGATCGCCGTAGGCGAGGGTGAGTTCGCCGGTAACCCGACGGCTCGGGACATCTACCTCGACAACACGCCGCTGCAAGACCCTCAGGGCAACATGAACTTCCCGAATGTGAAGTGGGAGTTCCGCAGCGGTTCGGTCGAGCAAAGATACATCCAGGGCATTCCATCGGTCGAGAACGAAACCTCCCTCGGCATCGAGCTGCGCAGCGGCACGCCTTGGGTTCGCGCGATCAACAACACCGAACTGTCGGCCGTGCGCGTTCGCTTTGCCTGGCCTGCGCTGCAAGCGGGCGATGCTAGCGGCAACGTGAACGGTTACCGGATCGAGTACAAAATCGAACTTGCAACCGACGGCGGCGCATACCAGCAGGTGCTGAGCGAGGCCGTAGACGGCAAGACCACCAGCACTTACGAGCGCACGCGTCGCGTTGATCTGCCCGCGGCAACAAGCGGTTGGCTGATGCGCATTACTCGTATGACGCCGAACCAGAACAACAACAAAATCGCTGACACGATGCAGATCGCGGGCTTCACTGAAGTCATCGACGCGAAGCTGAGCTATCCGAACACCGCGCTGCTTTACATCGAATTTTCGGCCGAGCAGTTCCGCAACATCCCGGCGGTCACGGTTGATTGCCGGGCCCGTAAATGGCAGGTACCCAGTAACTACGATCCGGACACTCGCTCCTGCACCGGCATTTGGGATGGCACCTTCAAGCTTACCTGGACCGATAACCCAGCGTGGGTGACTTACGGGGTCACGGTAAATGACCGTTTTGGCCTCGGCCGTCGAATCAAGTCGTGGCAGGTCGACAAGTGGGAGTTGTACCGGATTGCGCAGTATTGCGATCAGTTGGTGCCGAACGGAAAGGGCGGGCAAGAGCCGCGTTTTATCTGCAACCTCAACCTGCAGGGCAAGGCCGATGCCTGGTCACTGCTGCGCGATATCTCGGCGATTTACCGCGGCATGACCTACTGGGCTCAAGGCCAGGTCTTCACGCTGTCGGACATGCCGCGCGCGACTGACTTCGACTTCGCCTATACACGGGCGAATGTCATCGACGGCAAGTTCACCTATTCGAGCGCATCGGAGCGCACCCGGTACAGTCGCGCCCTGATCAGCTACGACAACCCGGCGAACAACTACGACACTGACGTCACCGCGGTGACCGATGTCAAGCTGCAGCGGCGTTATGGCGATAACCCGTTGGAAATCAGCGCAATCGGCTGCACACGGGAGTCGGAGGCACAACGCCGCGGCAAGTGGGCGCTGCTAACCAACTCCAAGGATCGCGGGATCTCGTTCAAGGTCGGCCTGGATGGGCGCATCCCGCTGCCGGGCTACGTCATCCCCGTGGCCGACGAGCTGCTGGCGGGCCGCGCAATCGGCGGGCGAATATCCGGAGTCTCTGGCCGCGCCATAACCTTGGACCGCGACACACAAGCCAAGGCCGGCGACCGACTGATTCTGAACCTGCCCAACGGCAAGTGCGAAGGGCGTACCGTGCAGTCCGTGGTGGGGCGCGTGGTGACTGTAAGTGTCGCGTATTCGGCGGTACCGGAGCGCGAACTTGTTTGGGCGCTTGACGCTGACGACTTGGCTGTACCGCTGTACCGGGTGACTGCTGTGTTGCGGCCTGAACCGGGTGTGTTCGAAATCTCAGCCGTTCAGTACGACCCGAGCAAGTTTGCGCACATTGATACCGGCGCTCGCCTGGAAGAAAGGCCGATAAGCGTGATTCCGATCACCATCGTTCCGGCGCCGGCCAGCGTTACGCTCACATCGAGTTCGATTGTTGACCAGGGCATTGCCGTCGCCACGATGACGATTACTTGGCCTGCGGTGAACGGCGCTGTTGCCTACGACGTCGAGTGGCGCAAGGACAGCGGCAACTGGATCAAGCTGCCGCGTACTGGCGCGACCAGTGTTGATGTTACTGGCATCTATGCGGGCGCTTATTTGGCTCGCGTACGCGCGATGAGCGCATTCGACATTTCGTCGATCTGGCGCAACTCGATCCTGACCAACCTCAAGGGCAAGGAGGGATTGCCGCCAGCGGTATCGTTCCTGACAGCCACGCCACTGCTGTTTGGCATTAGCCTCAAATGGGGCTTCCCCGCTGGTGCCGAAGACACTCAGCGCACGGAAATTTGGTACGGTCCGTCGTCCAGCCTGGAGGGCTGCAACCAAGCTGGCAGATCTGGCCTATCCGCAAAGTGATTACTCGATGCAGAGCCTGCAGGCTGGCGCGAGGTTCTTCTTCTGGGCACGCCTGCTCGACCGTTCCGGCAATGTGGGTCCGTGGTATCCAACGGGTCTGGGGGTGATGGGACAAGCCAGTGCAGACGCCGGGCCGATTCTTGATCAGATCGCCGGCCAGATTGGCGAGACCGAGCTCGGCCAAGACCTGCTCGGCCGGATCGAGTTGATTGACGGACCGCCAACCCTGCCGGGATCTGTCAGCAATCGTGTGAATGAGCTAAGTGAGCAAATCGGCGAAGTCACGGATCACCTGCAGGAGCTGGTGAACGAAGGACAAGCCGCGCTGGCCGAGGCTCAAGCAGAGCTGCAACAGCAAATTGATCAGGTCAGCACCCTCGCCAAATCCAGCGAATACCAGAAGGACAAAGCCTACGCCGTCGGCGCCTCAACGCGCCTGAATGATCGTCTGTACCAAGCCAAAATCGCGGTGCCAGCGGATGCTAGCGGAGCGAAGTCTCCGCCGAATACGACCTATTGGGTAGACGTTGGCCAAGTGGTGTCCGATTCGAACGGTCTGGCCGCACGGGTCAATATCACTGAAACCAAAATCACCAGCATCGAGGGGGTTAATACCAGCCAAGGCACGGCCATCACCGGTCTGACCAACAGCCTGACCACCACCAACGGCAACGTGACCGCTGCGCAAAACGCGGCGAACGCGGCGAACACCTTGGCCGGCGGCAAGGGCAAGGTGATCGTACAAACCGGCGCACCGGCGGCGGCTGATCAACTGGCGCAAAACCTGTGGATCGACATCACCGGCGGGGCGAACACGCCGAAGCGCTGGACCGGCTCGGCCTGGGTGGCAGTGACCGACAAGGTGGCCACTGATGCGGCAGCGGCGGCAGCCAATGCCTTGTCAGTGGCCAACACCAAGGCCGATGCCTCGGCGGTCAACAGCCTGACCACTCGCGTGACGGCGGCCGAAGGGGTTATCACTTCCCAAGGCAGCTCGATCACGTCGTTGAACAACAGCATCGGCGATATCGGCAGTCAAAACCTGCTGTACAACCCTGCGTTTACCAAGGCGGGCAGTGTTGCCGGCTTGGCCGATGGCTGGGATAAAAACGAGCCGACAACGATAGGCGCTTCCACTGGCGTCTACTCCCTGGTGCCATCGTGGATTAACGCCGGCGAGAACGCGCAACGAATTGACGTGACAGGGATCAATGAATCCAACCTGTACCGCTCGATCTTGCCGTCCACGGCGATGCGGCCCGCCGCACAAGGGGGCGCCTCCGTTGCTCTGTCCGTGTACTTCCGAGCTACTGCGGGGTTACAGGTCCGGCTGTACTTGCAGGCGGTTGACGCCGTCGGCGCGGTACTCGCTGGCCCATCCACGGGGTTTTTCGTGGCGACTGGCGGGACACAACGAGCGCCGCTGCTTTTTGCCAATCTGCCTGCAGGCACAGTGAAGGTGCTGCCTTTCCTGCGCGTGTTCGGTAGCAGCGGCGTTACTGCCGGCTTTGTGGAGTTCACCCGTGCTCAAATTGAAATCGGGGCGGTAGTGTCGGGATGGAGGGACAGCGCGCTAACGCTCGCATCCGAACAGGCCGCCACGTCCGCTGCACTCAGCACTTTGACCAGCACCGTGACTCAACAGGGCACCACCCTGACCAGTCAGGGCGCCTCGCTCACTTCGCTGAACAACAGCCTGACGACCACCAACGGCAACGTGACCGCTGCGCAAAACGCGGCGAACGCGGCGAACACCTTGGCCGGCGGCAAGGGCAAGGTGATCGTGCAGACCGCTGCGCCGGCGGTGGCCGATCAACTGGCGCAGAACCTGTGGATCGACATTACCGGCGGGGCCAACACGCCGAAGCGCTGGACCGGCTCGGCGTGGGTCGCGGTGACCGACAAGGTGGCAACCGATGCGGCAACGGCAGCCGCCAATGCCCTGTCGGTGGCCAACACCAAGGCGAGCGCGGACAGCGTGT